TTGATGAGTCTGGAACTGCGTTAATTTCTGGTTTCTCACCAGCAATCGTAAAACCATTGCTAGCGGGTTCAACCGATGAATTTACGCCAGAATCTATAATGCTTAAAACCATTATGGATGACCGTTACAAAGTATTGTAATTTACGGAATCATAAAATGTTAAATGTTTATGATTCCGTTTTTACTGCCGAAGAAAATTTGGATTTAAACAAAAGAATTTTATATGTTAAAAGGTTCTCTTATGGAGAAGTTGATAATATCGATACACCACCAACAGGAATGGTTTTAGAATTATCACAAACCGGAGAATTGTTTAACATATTTTATAGTAAAATAATTGAACACTATGATGCAATTAAAGAAACAACATTCCAGAGATGCTATGTAAATTTATTTTTACCAAATGAGAATCCTTATTTTCATAATGATGGTCCTGTTATCACTTGCTTGTTTTACATTAATCCAGAATATAACATAAATGAAGGTGGAGAAACTCAGTTTTTAATTGATGATAACATAGTTGGAATAAAAGCTAAACCAGGAAGATTAGTTATCTTTGATGGTAAAATTCCACATAGAGCAACAAGTTTTAGGAGTAATCCTAGAATTACTGTAGCTTTAAAATTTTATAAATGATTGCGGGTATGGTGGAATAGGTAGACACAGCAGACTTAAAATCTGCCGCCTTGTGTGTCCCGGTTCAAGTCCGGGTACCCGTACCAAAAAGAACATATATAATATCGCGGAGTAGGGGAGTTCGGCCGTCCCCGCTAGTCTCATAAGCTAGAGAACGGTGGTTCAAATCCATCCTCCGCAACCAAACATGGATAGTATGAAAGATGACTATCAACAACTCGTTTAGAGTCAATTGGGTGAGAATCCCATTTTAGCGGGATTAGTTTAATGGTAAAACAGCAGATTTCCAATCTTCGGTCGAGAGTTCGATTCTCTCATCCCGCTCCATTAATTAAATGAAAGAACAATATGCACGTTTCAGCAGCAAAAATCGCTTGTTTGTTTTTTGATACTTACGCTGAATATTATACAAGAAATCAGAATTATAAACCACTCGTTCTAGAAATTGGTGTTAATTCCGATAAAACTTTAGAAGATAAAGCTGGTTCTGTTGGATTTGATTATAGAAGTATAGACCAAATTCATACCGACAATCCAGATGATGTTTACACATTTCCTTTTGAGACTGGTTCCGTTGATGTTGTAATTTCTTCAAGTTGTTTTGAACATGATTGTTTCTTTTGGATTACTTTTTTAGAAATAATGCGTGTATTAAAACCAAATGGTGTATTTTATTTGAATGCACCTAGCGCAGGTGGTTATCATTGTCATCCAATTGATTGTTTTAGATTTTATCCTGATGCAGGCCTTGCTCTAACAAAATGGGGTAGAAAAAATCACATGAAAGTTCATCTACTTGAATCATTTACGGATACATCTGAATCTTGGAATGATTATGTTGCTGTATTCTTGCGTGATGAAGAATTCAGATTAGGTTTCAAAAATAAAATGTTAGATGTTATTAAAGATGCTTAACAGTTATCAGCTGAAATAAAATTGTACATAAAGGTATAATAATACAAAGAGAACCCATCATCCATAATGTGGCCATCATGGCTCGGGCTTTGGCTTCACGGTCTTTTTGTTTTTGTTCTTCTATGCGTTTATCTTCAGCTTGTCTTTCTTCTATCATGCGTTTGCGTTCAGCCTGCATTTCATAATAAACATCAGAATTGCCAGACCAAAACAGAATATCTTTAAGTTCCTTTTCATGTTGGCGTAATGCTCTTGAGTGCATAGCCACTTGTAAAGCCTGAGAATTAATTTGAGCATCACTCATCCTGATGCTTTGGACTTTTAATTTAACACTGGCAGTATGTACTTCATCTGCAGCATTATAAAATTTGCTAAATTCGTTTATTAGGCCGTTTATATCTTTTCCTAACGCGACTGCTTTTTTTATTCCGGCCACTGTTGCTTGCGCTATAGCAAAGGCGGTAAACGGATCAATCATTTCTTTGCATCCTTGGAACCAATCGATTGTGATGGTGGTTTTGGTGGCGGCGTTGCTGGCGGTTCTGGAGGCTCAGGAAATTCTACACATATTGCTTTTGTTTGTTGTGGAAATTGTTGAACTTTTAAAACTTCCACAGCTTTCTGACAGAGCGTTTCATTTTGAAAACGTCCAATATATTGAATATTTGGTGAAATAATTCCAGCAGAAAGTAATGCAATGGACCAAAATGTAGTCATAAGTATACCAATAAAATGTTGACAAAGCTGACAAAGAATAGTATACTATCGAATCAAATCAGCCATTATTTATAAAGGACACACAATGGACATAATCGTTTTAAAACTAATCACAGGTGAAGAAGTTCTTGGAGAAGTGCAATCATCCACAGAGATAGAATGGATTATCGAAAATCCTGTTGGTATTGCAGTTGTCCGTGGACAGAATGGTCAACCTAATGTAGGTTTTGCACCATTTCCTATTCATTCGGAACAAGTAAAAGGAAGTATCATTTCTTTGCCTAAAAAACATGTAGTATATCACTACACTCCTGCTGAAGATTTTATCACTAACTATAAACAAATATTTGGTGCAGGTATTGTTCTTCCACCAACAAAACAACTAATCATTTAATGAGATTTTATACAAATGTACAATGCTTTGGTAACAGTATTCTGTACCGAGGCGTTATAGATGGCAAAAGAGTCAAACAAAGAGTTGACTATTCACCATCACTCTATATTAGAAGCAAAACCGGCAAGTATAAAACACTTGATGGTAAAACTCTAGACCGCAAGCGTTTCGATGACATTAATGAAGCTCGTGAATATATCAAGGGTTTTAAAGATGTTGCCGGTGCACCAAAAATCTATGGAAACAATCGTTATGAGTATGCCTTCATCGGTGAACAACATCCAGGTATGGTCGATTGGGAACAAGATAAGGTCGTTATTGGCGTAGTCGATATTGAGGTTGGTTCTGAGAATGGTTTCCCTGATCCTTATCTTGCAAATGAACCTATCACAGCAATCTGTTTGAAATATATCAATGGACTTACATTGGTGTTTGGTTGCGGCGATTATGTTGTACAAGGCAATGAAGTGTACGTTAAATGTAAAGATGAATGGACTTTGTGCAAAAGATTCTTAAAACATTGGACTAATAACTGTCCTGATGTTTTGACTGGATGGAATACAAAGTTTTTCGATATTCCATATCTGATTAATCGTTTCCGCAAAATCGTTGGTGAAGAAGAAACTAAACTACTGTCACCATGGAAATACATTGGTGAACGAAAGACTATTATCAACGGCCGTCCTATGACCGCATACGATATTATGGGTGTTTCTTCACTCGACTATATTGAACTGTACAAATGGTATGCTCCTGATGGTAAATCACAGGAGTCTTATCGTTTGGACGCAATTGCTTCAGCTGAGATTGGTGAAACTAAACTGTCATATGATGAATATGATAACTTGCATGAATTGTATCGATTGAACTATCAAAAGTTTATTGAGTACAACATCAAAGACGTTGAACTGATTATCAAGCTTGAAGAAAAGTTAAAATTGTTGGAACTAGGCCTAACTCTTGCATATGATACGAAATGCAATTATGAGGACATCTTTGCACAGACTCGCATGTGGGATGCACTCACTTATAACAGGTTGATGCAAGACAACATTATTGTTCCGCCAAAAGAATCACACGACAAAGATGGAATGTTTGCCGGTGCATATGTTAAAGAAGTTCAAGTTGGTGCTCACGATTGGGTTGCATCATTTGACTTGAATTCTCTGTATCCACACTTGATGATGCAGTACAATATTTCACCAGAAACTTTGATTGAACCGGAAGACTACACAGACGATATGCGTCAGGTTCTTTCTCAAGGTGTTGATGTTGAAAAGATGTTGCATCGTAAAATAGACTTATCTAAATTGTCTGGTGTAACTATCACACCAAATGGTCAATTCTTTCGTACAGACATTCAAGGTTTCTTGCCAAAGATGATGGATGAAATGTATCAAGACCGTAAGAAATTCAAGAAGATGATGTTGAACGCCAAGCAGGATTATGAAAATGAAAAAGATGATTCCAAAAAATATGAAATCGAAAAACGAATTGCACGATTTAATAATCTACAATTGGCGAAAAAGGTTTCACTTAACTCTGCTTATGGTGCCCTTGGTTCTCAGTATTTTAGATTCTATGACTTACGGATGGCTTTGGGTGTTACTACCGCTGGTCAGTTATCTATTCGATGGATTGAAAATAAAATCAACGAATACATGAACAAGATTCTGTCAACAGAAGATAGTGATTATGTTATTGCATCCGACACAGATTCGATTTACTTGAAACTTGGGCCATTGGTCAATAAAGTCTATGGTGTTGATGGTGTAGTTTCTATGCCAAAGACCAAAGTTATTGATTTTATGGACAAAGTTTGTAAAGATAAGATTGAACCTCACATCGATAAGTCATTCAATGAATTGGCCGAATATGTTCATGGATATGCACAAAAGATGCAGATGAAACGTGAAGCTCTTGCAGACAAAGGTATCTGGACTGCCAAGAAGCGTTACATTATGAATGTGTATGATAATGAAGGTGTTCGTTACAATGAACCTGACTTGAAAGTTATGGGTCTTGAAATGATTAAGTCTTCCACGCCTGCGGCCGTTCGGTCAAAGATGCGAGAGTCTATTCAAATTATGATTTCTGGCACAGAGTTGGACATGCATAAGTTTATTGCAGACTTTAAAAAATACTTTACTGGACTTCCACCTGAAGACATTTCATTCCCTCGCGGATTAAATGGCCTAAGTAAATACTCCGATAGTAATAGTTTGTACAAATCTGGTACACCAATTCATGTCAAAGGTGCAATTCTTTACAATCATTATCTCAGAGAAATGAAGTTGACAAAGAAGTATCCCCTGATTCAAGAAGGTGAGAAGATTAAGTTTTCATATTTGATTATGCCAAACCCATTCAAAGATACGGTTATCTCTTATCCAACAAGATTACCAAAAGAATTTGACATTTCAAAATATATCGATTACAATACACAATTCGAAAAGACATTCTTGGAACCAATTAAGATTATCTTGGATTGCATGGGTTGGTCGACAGAGAAACAAACGACACTAGATGACTTTTTTAATTAAGGAACAATATGAGTATATTAGATAAAATCAAAAAGAACAGCAGCATTAAAGATTCTGCAATTCTATCAAAATCAAAATTCTTTCTAAACAAAGATATGATTCCAACCGCAGTGCCAATTATCAATGTTGCACTATCGGGAAAACTTGGTGGAGGTTTAACTCCCGGTCTTACAATGTGGGCAGGTCCATCAAAACACTTTAAGACAGCATTCAGTTTATTGATGGCAAAATCTTATATGGACAAATATGAAGACGCAGCTTTACTATTCTACGATTCGGAGTTTGGTACTCCGCAGTCTTATTTTGATTCTTTTGGTATTGACACAAACAGGGTGCTCCATACTCCTCTTACGGATATTGAGCAGTTAAAGTTTGATATTATGAAACAACTGACTGAATTGGAACGTGGTGAACATCTCATCATTGTTATTGATTCGATTGGTAACTTGGCTTCCAAAAAAGAAGTTGAAGATGCTTTAGCGGAAAAATCTGTTGCAGATATGAGTCGCGCTAAACAAGTTAAATCACTATTTCGTATGGTCACACCACATCTGAATATTAAAGATATTCCAATGATTGTAGTGAATCACACATACAAAGAAATTGGTTTGTTTCCTAAGGACATTGTAGGTGGTGGTACAGGTTCTTATTATTCTGCGGATAATATTTTCATTCTTGGTCGCCAACAAGAAAAAGAGGGCACCGAGATTGTCGGTTACAATTTTATTATCAATGTAGAAAAATCACGTTATGTTAAAGAAAAATCTAAAATACCTGTTTCTGTATCTTTTGATGGCGGCATCAGCAAGTGGTCTGGCTTACTTGACATTGCCCTTGAATCAAAACATGTTGTAAAACCTACTAATGGTTGGTACGCTAAAGTTAATGTTGAAACTGGTGAGATTGAAGATAAAAAATATCGAATCAAAGATACAGATACCAAAGATTTCTGGACTTCTATCTTGGAAGATCCAACATTCGTTAAATTTGTTGAGGAGAAGTATAGTGTTACCTCAGGCGACATTATGCAAGAATCGGAATGATTGAAGGAATAGATTACTGTTTCATTTATCCTAAGGATGATAAAGAAACGGCACATATCAAAATTCTAACTGGTGACTATAAGGATACCCTATTCAAATATGGTAAGGTATCTTTTAAGGAGTATGCCGATGGGCCCCATTTACTTTTTGCTTATTATGTGTTAGAATGTCCTGCGATGAAGCCGAAACTCTTGGAGAAAGACTCGGCTTTCAAACAATATGCAGGCGATTTGTTGGTGGAACTTATGTCTGCCAATATAGATGAGGAAATAATTGATGAAACTAGAGACAACGATACTGAAACACCTGATTTACTCGGAAGACTATCTTAGAAAAGTCCTTCCGTTTTTAAAAGAAGAATATTTTTCAGACAGAACAGAGAAAGCAATTTACAATGAAATTACATCGTTCACAAGCAGTTACAATGTATCACCGTCGATTGAAGCACTTGGTCTGGCCATCAAAGACCTACGCAATATCACAGATGCAGAAGTGGAGAAGTGCGAAGAATATCTCCAAGAAATTGAGAAAACTAAGTCAGAGCAATCGCAAATTCAATGGCTTGTTGACAAAACAGAAAAATTCTGCCAGGAAAAAGCAATATACAACGCAGTATTGGGGTCTATTTCTATACTCGATGGAAAGGACAAGACGCACGATAAGGGTCAGATTCCCAAAATATTATCGGACGCCTTGGGAGTAACTTTTGATACATCTGTTGGACACGATTATCTTGAGAATTCCGATGAACGATATGAATTCTATCACCGAAAGGAAGAACGAATTCCATTCGACCTCGACTACTTCAACAAAATCACAAAAGGTGGCCTCCCAGCAAAAACCCTTAATATTGCTTTGGCTGGTACTGGTGTCGGTAAGTCTTTGTTTATGTGTCATGTTGCCGCTGGTGCTATGTCACAAGGCCGTAACGTATTGTATATCACGTTGGAGATGGCCGAAGAAAAGATAGCAGAACGTATTGATGCCAATCTTTTGAATGTGTCACTAGATGATTTGACAGATTTATCTAAAGAAATGTATGATAAGAAAGTTGCAAAAGTTAAATCTAAAACAACCGGTAAATTAATCATCAAAGAGTATCCAACTGCATCAGCATCTGCAACTCATTTCAGGACATTGCTAAACGAACTTAATCTTAAAAAGTCTTTTACTCCAGATATTATCTTTATCGATTATCTTAATATCTGTTGTTCTTCTCGCATTAAACCTGGTTCTAATATTAATTCCTATACCTATGTTAAATCGATTGCGGAAGAACTTAGAGGACTTGCTGTGGAATATAATGTTCCCATTGTAAGTGCAACTCAAACAACTCGCAGTGGTTTTACATCATCTGATCCTGGTCTTGAGGACACAAGTGAATCTTTTGGTCTACCTGCAACAGCTGACTTGATGTTTGCCTTGATTTCTTCTGAAGAACTAGAAGAACTTGGTCAGATTATGGTCAAGCAATTAAAGAACCGATACAACGATCCTACATATTACAAGAGATTCACTCTTGGTGTTGACAGAAGCAAGATGCGGTTGTATGATGTAGAACAATCTGGTCAAGATGGTCTGGCTGATGCAGGTCAAGATAAACCAATCAACACTTTTGGTGAACGTGAATTGAAAAAGAAATCATTTGATGGATTTAAAATATGATGTTGTCTAAAGATGAAGCAATTCATTGTGCTAAAGCATTTCAAGATTACTTTGGTAACTTTGAACGCATTGATGAATACATGCGAGACCAAAAACTTAATTCTTTGGCTGAACTAGGTTCTTTCTTATTTCCTCCTGAAGATGAATTGTTCTCCGATTTCTCCATTCATCCAAATGATATGGAAATTGAAGTATGTGAAATCTCAACAGAAACTTGGGAAACATTACTTGCAATTACCTCATCACATATAAATATTCGGCCAGTTGGTCGTAGTGTTCACTTGGCTGTAAGAGAAAACAAAACAGGAAAGTATCTAGGATTCATTCGTTTGGCATCACCAGTAATCAACTGCAAACCTAGAAATGAAATGCTAGGACAAGTGTTTACACAAGATCCTAAATGGGGCAAAAGATTCAATGATTCTGCCATGATGGGATTCGTAATTGTTCCGAGTCAACCGTTTGGTTTCAATTATCTTGGTGGTAAACTTTTGGCTGCAATTTGTACTTCACATACAGTCCGTGAAATTGTAAACAAGAAATATGGAATGAATTTGTGTCTCTTTGAAACAACAAGTTTATATGGTTCTTCCAAACAAGTATCACAATATGATGGTATGAAACCTTTTATTCGTTATAAAGGATTGACAGATTCAGATTTCTTACCTATGATGCACGGCAAGCCATATTCCGATTTGAGAGATTTTGTTCAGAATAGGGTTGGTGATTTAGTTGAAGATGATGCTTCTAGTAAAAAACTAAAAATCTCAATGAAAATTATTGCTTTAACTAAGGCTGCTCTGAAGGGAACTTCAGAAGGTGAAGCATTCAATACAACAATTGCGAATGCTAAGAAGTTGACCGAACAGAAAAGATATTACATAAGTAACTATGGATATAGCAACTATATAGATTATATCTGTTGTAAAACTGACACACTCATCAAAGATAAAGAAAATTATCATAAGTTTGAATTGGAAAATGTGATACAATGGTGGAAGCAAAAGGCAACCAATCGCTATGAAACACTAAAGACTGAAGGTCGTTTGCGAACAGAACTTGAAGTTTGGACTTCAGGTAAGGAGATACAAATCATAAGGTAAAATATGGCAGAATTATCATCAACCGAGTTCTTTAAACAACCAACAGCATCAAGACCAGATAGAAAAATGGTTTTTTTGAAAAAGTACAAAGACGAATCCGCATTTCAAATGATTGATGGAACCAATGTCGTATTTAAATATGAAAAAGGTGTTTATGATAAGGTTGCAGCGTTAATCCCCGGTGATAAAAAAGCATATGATGGTATTATCTTAAAAGACTACAAAAATAAACAATACAAGATGAAACAACTCGCTAAGAGTGGTGAGTTTGGTGGAGGAAAAGGTTCTGGTGCCGGCGCAGAAGACACAAAGATGAATGAATCTTCTGTTTGCCTATGGTGTGCAGTATATCAAAAATATGGAAAAGCGGACATTAATACCGTTGTGAAACACTATAATGATGTTAAATCAATCTATGATGTTGATGAATCCGACAAGAAAATGATTTCACAAACCGATGACCAGTGGTTAAAACATTATGAAAGAACAGCAGAATTTTTGGTTGATGGATTATTTAAACAAGGTGAGTACATATTTCACCGTGGGTCTCCTTTGGTCGATGCTATCAACAAGAAATTTTCAGAATTAAACAAAAAAATGGAAGTTCCTTTTTCTAACATTAACAAATGGTCACCAGCTGATATTTGGGTTTCTAGAAAAGGTTATAAACTTGATATTGAAGGTTGCCAAACATTAGATTGTTTGAATCGTGATTTATTGAATGCATTAAAAGACCGAGATTTGATTGGTGTTTCATTGAAGAAAACAATGAACAGTATTCATCAAACAAATTATAATGTGGGTGAAAAAAGAAAACCAATGAAATGGAATGGTTATAGACTCAAAGCTGAGAAGAAAGACTCTAATATATTTTCTT